CAAGTTGTGTCTGCAGTGCTGTGTTTGACGCTTTGATCTGGTCGTAGTCCTGGTATTCTTTTCGGATCGAATCCCGTTCTCTCTCCAACCGTGCGCTGATCATCTGATCAAACTGTTCCTGCGTGGTGATCGGTGTAAACTCTGCCATATTCAGTTCTCCTCCCATTTTTTATGTCGTTGGTATCGACAGTTTTTACTACGCTTTGCTGCTTAACTCCATTGTGAAATAAAATGCAACAAAAAAAGTCGCCCCGTTTAGGAACGACCTTGACAAGCTATTAAGCAGGTGTTATTCGGCTTTCAAAAAAGTTGGTTGAGTAACAATCGGATTCTGCCCGGATGCTATCGTAAGTTGTGAGATAAGAATCGATGCCTTCGCAGCCACTGCTGCAACATATGGGCACTTTGTATCCTGTAGTGCATCATCCAGTTCTTTTGTTAGGTCACTAATTTCACCAGGCAATTCATCTTTGAATCTCATCGTGATAACAAACGAAACTTTGATATCAAGTATGCCCTTTGGTTCAAACTGTATTCTCCGAGTATATCTCGCCTTTAACGTTTGGTTATCCATTTCGTAATCGATTGTATCAAAGAAGCGAGATACAAACTCCTTTCCCGCTTCTTCCTCAAACGAGAAAAAACTAACGTTCTCTAATCTGTACTGATATTCAGGCTCGAACCATTCTTTTAAATCAATCATTGCGCATACCCTTCCTTGAATTGTTGCTGTCCAGTAAATGGTATAATGTTTGCGTTGTTTGTGCCATTGTATGGGCTTGAAGTGCGCCACTTTGTGTTTTCGTATTTTAGTTCATCCACGTCATTGCATTTATCACAGAAATCACGCAGCGCTACTGCCACAATTGCATTAAGCGTTTTTCCTTGTATTGTTGCTTCTTCCGCCAATCTTTTATGCAGCTCCGGATCTATCCTTACATTAAACACACCTGAATATGGTTTTTCTGGCGTCTTTCCTTCTTTTCTACAAAACGAAATGTAATCATCCACGCTATCAATAAACGCTTCTTTTGCCTCTTGTACAGTATCTCCCTCAAACGTTATCAAATCGTCTATGCCTTCGATTTTGCCCCACAACACGCCACTCTCAACATCGCAATTAATGAGTGCATAATATCCTTTGTATTTAAGTAGATTTTTCATCACAAATCACCGTTCAACTTGAGCCTTTCGATTGTCTGTTCTATCACATAGCGTTTCACTGGATCTTTACCGTGTGGCATATGTAAAATGATTGTTTTTTTGTCGGCCTTTATAAATCTCACCCTCGACCCATCGCCTTGTTTTTCTTCGTAGCCTAAATAATTCAAAATTCGTTTGAACTCACGGTATTTCAAATCATTTGGTATTTTTAAAAATCTTTCAAATAAAGTTTCGATGGATGGCATGACCGCTCCTGTTTGTAACTATTTTTTGGTACTAAAATGATTATAGCAACCCATTCTTCTGTTTTCAACTCAGTACTAATATATAATCCTCTGTTTTTTTGCTTCTGCTGGCGTTTTATCTGCTAACCAAAAAGCTAAAACTGTCGAGTCAAGAAGCGATATGTCTATATCTTCTGACAGCGACTTATATCCGAAGCCTCCGTGCCCTCCAATTGCCCGGTGCTCGCATGTTGATGCGACTCTCGTCAGCCCCGGCTGTCCCATGTGGCAGATCGTCTTCGCAAACACAGAGCTCTCAAAAGATGCATATGCATCGATCACTTCTGCAACCTTTGGCTCTGTCGGCGGCTTCAATCCATAATTGTCCATGTCCTTTATGAGAACAGACTGTCCGCTCGCACCATCGACCACAACACCGCCCACATTGCTACCACATCGTTTCAAGTAATCCAGCATCCACCCGTTGCCTTCTCGTATACTCCTGGTGTCCAAGCCCTCGACAAAAATCTTGTCATCTTTTGTCTGTGTAGCCAATGACATTGAGACAGACGCGCCGTCCGGGTTGTACTTGATCCCAAAGAACAGTTTCTTTCCAGCAAACTCAGGTAGTTTCTGCAGCTGCAGTTCCTCCCACTCACGCTGACTGATCGCAGACTGAAGATTAAACCGCACCCAAAGCCCCAAGCGCTGGATATTGAAGTCATCGACATCCTTCCCGATCTCGGCCTTGACCTTTCTCTCGTTTAGCACGGTGCCCATTGATGGATTTGTCTCATACCAGGCATCAACATCATATGGATCCACCTTCTCTTCTATGCCCCACTCTGCCCAGCCGCAATCTTCTGTCATCCCCTGCAGTACTTTGTCACGATAATCTTTGAATACAACACCCGAGCTGACTGGTGTAGGCGGAGTGCCAGTGAATATTGTCTGCGGGTTCATGCTATCAGAAACAACATACTTCAGTGCGCTTTCCTGGTCATCCTGATACTCCTGAGCTTCGTCTATGACCAACAAATCAAAGCCTTCACCGAGTCCGCCTTTGCTGGTCCTTGTTCGAAACTCGATCTTACCGCCGCCGGTGATCTCGATATGTTCCTTTCCCGATGCACGATAAGATCCCGCGACAGGAAGCCCTGCGGCCTCAACAGCATCCAGCAATCGGTCCCACGCCAGGTGTGATGTCGATGTGCGGTGCGCTGTGTGGCAGATACGTTCTCCCTTCCACAAGCCCCACAATTCGCGCATGATGATCACTTCGTTTTTCCCATTTCTTCGAGGAACAGAAAACCCATATTTCGCATGCACGAACAGTTCTTCATCGTTATATGCAAGCAGATCCGACAATAACAGCTTCTGCCATTCCATTGCTGTCCTGCCGGATCTCTCGTACAATTCTACCGCCTCATTCACCCAAGTGTGTTCATAAGGCATGATGACCGATGTGGTCGGTGTTTGTCTGCCGTAGCGTTTGTCTTTCGCCATTACCAAAATTTCAATAAATCTTCGTTTTTTGTCAAAAGAAACTCGATGCCGAGCGGTGTAATCTCCAATCGTGTTACATCTTCTGTTTTTTCTATTGATTTAACACCTTGTAGCATTTTGCTCGATATTAAACCATCGAATACGCTTTCCCAATAATCCCCATCTTGATCCCAGAAAACACTTCCTCCTGGCAACAGTTCTTCTTGTTTTACCTGCTTCCCATTCTTCAAATTAGTGTAGTAATAATTAAGTATCGAATAATTAATGTTCATGAAGTCTTCTTCAAGTTGTTTCTGTAACTTATCTACAATAGCCGCAAGCCTCCCAATCCTTCGCTGATTCTCTTCAGTATATGATAATTCATCACTTAAAAACCCCTCAGTTTTGAACGCTGCATCTAAAACATCGTCGCCCGAAAAACCGTAGTATTCTCTTCCCAAATCATATTGTATGCCTTCTTCTCTCAAAACATCTATTTCTTCGCTGGTTAAATTGAATTTCACACTTTATCACTTCCTTCGTCTTCTAGCAAGTTTTCTATGTCCAGTTTTCAAACATGTTGTAATTTTCCCCGCTAGTGGATTGACCTCTATGGTTGCAAATTGCCCAACTACTTCAAACGAGGGCTCGCCACGCTCATTATAATCCAATTTTTCCGGGTTGCAGTACAGTGGATTAAGAATGGCATCTTCAATATCCTCAATGGCAACATCTCTATCAACCATTCTCACTGCCACGTGATGTGCTACTTCATTTATCCGTGTCCCGCCAACCTCTTTCCCTTTCAAGCGATACGTCTGGTTGTACGCAACTCCTATTTGTTCTTGTCGTATTCTTCTGCGTATTTCAGCTTGTTCAATTATATCACGTTCAGTTTTGCCCCATTCACTATGCCTGTGAGTATTGTTCCATCCTCTACCATCCATTGGATTATATAAAACCACACATCTACAATAATTATGCCTTCGATAAATATCTGCTCCTCTTTCGAAGACATCTTCATACAAGTAGGTCCCGTCTAGTTTATTGCACCATTCGCAACACCCGTTAATTGAAATCCGTTTAATAATTGGGTTCAACCCAGCGTTCGCGTGCAATTCAACATTTTTCTGAATTGTTTGGTCAACCCCATGCATTGCTGTTGTGATCATTGGGTCTCTCAGAAGGTATGACACACGGCTGATATCGTCGCTGTATGACAATTTCTTCGTGATGCCTGTTATCAGCTCTTCGTCAACAGTGGCCTCAACACCCTTGATGTGTAACCCTGCATTCTGATTCAACACTGTCTGGACATCAGCGGCTGTCTTGTTGACCTGTTTTGCGGTGCTCTGCATCGTTGGCTTGACTGTACGGTCTGCAATGTTCGGATATAGTCTGCCGTTTGGGAGATTGTCAACAGTCAGATACCTCGATAACGCTTCAGCTTCGATCTCTCCCTATCGTTCCGCGTATTTGTAAGCGTCCTCGTGCGTCGCTGTTCCATCTTCGATTCTCTGAAGGACCTGCCGCAAGACAGGATCCTTCTCAACTGCTTCCTGGATCTCCTTCGTGATAGCTTCCAGCAGCTCCGGAGCAATATCGACAGTGTTTGCCATATTACTCTTCCTCCGGACGGATGCCTGTCAGATCATATAGATTGTTCCTTCCGAAGTATCCGGGAATCGCCTGCTGCATCTTGATCATCGCATCACCGATCATGGAAAGCGCAGACAGATCCGGTTCAAATACGGGCTCCCAGATCGGTCTCGTCTCATAGAACACGCTGCGCTGGTAAGCATAATCGTCTCTCACACATGCAGCCAGGTATCCGGCATTCAGAAAGCCTGTTCCAAACGTTCTCTGCGCAGATGTTGCCGTAAGACGCAGGTTCTCATGTGCCGACTTGATCGCTTCTGAGCTCGCCGGGTTCTCTGTCGGGAACCCCATGTCATCCAAAGTCAGGTCGACTTCTGCCCCAAAGAGCGACGCCAGCATCCGGAGATGCTCTACATGCGGTCCCATCGTTGCCGCATTGAACTGCCCAAGTGAAGGACTGTCGCCCTGGCTGTCTTTGGTGAATGCCAGGATAGAAGACATAGACGCTCTCCACTTGTCGAGTTCATCCGCATCGTCGGAAAGGCCCGTGATCCATTTCTGCGGGAAGGAGTAGAACTCGGCTGTGATCTCTGCTCTTTTCAGTGTACGAAGCGCGGCATTCACATGCTCCATGCCTGCTCTGCTGATCCTGCTGTGTCCGAATGGTCTCCTGGCATCTGGCTTGAAGATCACCGGGACGAGAAGCGGGAAATCACAGTTGTATTTGTCTGTTCTGACATGCTTCCCATACTCGTAGTAGTACGTCGCACCTGCGTCGAAATAGGCTTCTGTCTCAACGCGGCCATGCTCATCAGTCGTAAGGATCGCATAGCCTTCTGTCAGCAGACCCGTGATCGGATCGATGCAACCAGTCGCCCTTGACGCATCGATGACCTGCAACCGCGGGAAGTTATCTTCCCCTTTCGAGATGTAGATGAACGAGCAGGATGCGATCAGTGCGGATAACACTGCGGAGCGTGTCAGGATATCCGGGTTGTTCATGTTGAAGATCTCATTGAGGTCGAACGTGTCGTTTCTGAACTCCCTGAACACCAGTCTGTCTGCGAGTTTATCGACTCCCTTTGCGCACCATCCCAGAGAAGAGAACCAGCCTTTCAGTGCAGGCGGCGTAGAGATCTGCAGATCCCGCACAGTGTTCTTCATCTCGTAGTAGTTGTATCGCATGGATACTCTTGTCTGCTTGACGCTCAGCTTATGTCTCAGCTTCTCGATACCCAGTTTTTGTGCCATTTCATGCCTCCAAAAATATTTGTTTTTGTAAGGCGTGCTTTCCGGCGTGTGTTTTTTTGTGCCGACACGGCAGCGATCTAACGTCGGCCGGCGGAGGGGGTCTCCTGCCCCCGTCATTTCACCGTTTCACTCTCATTTGCCGAATTTTGTCCAATCCATCGATAGTGGCAAATTCGTGCCTTTTTCACGGTCTGCCCCTTTACCTTCGCTTTTCTTTACCGGCGAAAGCTTGTCAGACTTGAGGCGGTTGCAAATGAAGTGGGCCAGCTGCAGATTCGAGATATCACTTGGATGTCCACCAAGCTTGATCGGAATGATGTGATCGATCGTCGGACTCATTGGATCCGGGAACTTCAGTGACTTGTCCACCGGCAGTCCGCAGATCCCGCAGATATCCTGGCTCATCAGGATCCTGCGTCGGTTCTTGTCAAATGCTGTCCGATTCTGTCCGACGCGATCAGGCCGTATCGACTTCGGCACTCCCTACACCTCGATTCTGTCATTGTCTTCTACGGTCAATGACGCCTCATACATGTGTTTATCCAACAGCCAGAAGAAGCGTGCGCGATAGTACCGGAAGGTGTCTCTGCTGCAAGGAACACCTCTTGCTTCCAACTGGGTCCATGTCATTCCTTTTCGCGCATACATCACGATCCATTCACTCAGCGCATCAGGGACTGTTTCAATCGCAATCTCTTTAATCAACTGTGTCTGCTCCCAATCAGCAGACAGACAGAAAGCCCTTAGACTTTCATACCTGTCCTTAGGCAATCTGTATGCTGCCATTTTCTGGGAATAGTTTCTCACTTGAGGTCGTCCTCTTGCTCCGCGTGATAGCGTTTGAGGAACTCGCCTTCCGCCTCCAGCAGCTTCAGTTTCTCATGTGCTGCGTGATTTCGTGCCGCCGATATCATCGTCACTCCGACTCCGATCAGGAACGCTGCGATCAGCACCGACAGTCCGATCAGTATGATTCCGAGTGATACCTGCACATATGGGTTCTGCATGTTAAGCCTCCTTAATGCTATACTCCTTTTGAAAGGAGGTGTTTTGTACGAATTGGGAAATCATCATTCTTGCCTGTACGCTTGCAGTTACTATTGCTACTCCTTTGGTCACAGCCCTCGTTCAAGTTTCAGCTAGCAAGAAAGAACGAACATTTAAGTTTCGGAATGAACACAAAGCCGAAACCATTGAAGGGTATCTACGTTCCACTAGTTTTATCTGCAAATCGAAAAACATTGATAGTCGTGCAGAATATGGAAAATACTACAGTTTGATTTATCAATACGTTGATGATGACTTGGCTCACCGCATTCTCGATGTTGATCATCTTATTGGCAAGCACGATTATGACACAGCTTCTGATAAGCTCGTTGAAATCAGTTGTCTACTGAAGGAAATAAACCCACGGCTTCACCGCTAATGTCAAAATCAAAATCGTAACTGCCACCAAGACTGCATATAGCCAGAAAGGTTGAAGATCAATTTTTCTGGCTATTAGTATGCATGTCACGCTAAAGCCACAATACAGAGCCAAGACAAGCAAATTTCCCACTTTCTCTCCTATCCTTTCTCATTTTCGTAAATCATCGTGTAGTCCCACCGTGCCAACAGCTCAATTCTGATACTGATGTGCCGTTTTCCATCTGACGAACGTATTTTTAAGAAGTTGTCATCGTAGATATACGGCACGATCATATTTTCAAATGTTTCTTTGTGTCCGTCTTTCCACCACACGGTATATGTTGCTATCCCTGTTGGTATCCTCATCGTCTCTCCGTCTCCTCAAACATGGACACCTGCTGTGTCTGGTGCCATTGCAATCCATACTTGCTGATGATCTCAGCGAAGTCCTGGACATCATGAGGAATGATCTTCTTCGTGTTCCCGCCATCCCATCCGATGTGTCTTAGTTCGTGCTCCATCAGGATCCGCTGAGCCTGTTGCGTCAGATCCTTCGAATCCTTGTAGAACGTGATCACGAAGTCGATACCGGTCAGCTCGCTGATCTTGTCTGTCAACTTCTCTGTGTCTGCATAAATGATCATGTTCCCGCTCTTCTTTTGCTTGTCACAGGTCATGTAGCAGATATTGCACCCGGCAAGCCTTGGCATCTGCTCCATGATGATCTCGCGTCCAAGGTCGTTCAATTCCTGGCTGATCCTATACATCTCTCTTCTCCTCAAAACGGTGCGTCATCAAATGGATCCGACGAGTCCGCAGGCGTCATGTCCGTCATGCTCCCCGCGTCCCGGGAAACGCTGGACAGGAATTCCACCTCATCCGCGACGACTTCCGTCACCCATCTCTTCACGCCGTTCTTGTCTTCATAGCTGCGGTTCTCCAGGTGCCCGCTCACCGCCACGCGCCTGCCTTTCGACAGGTACCGAGCGCAGTTATCTGCGAGTGCTCGCCATGTCACGATCGTGAAGAAATCGCTCTTCTCTCTGTCGTGCGGTCTGCTCACTCCGATGGTGAACGTGCAGACGCTCCACTCTCCGCTGGTCTTGCGGAGTTCCGGGTCTTTCGTCAAATTGCCAACAAACTGACATTTGTTCATGCTGTTACCTCCATGCTTTCTACTTCGAGCCGATCTGCACAGGCCATATATGCGCTGATCGCATTGCCGGTGATCTCGATCGGCAGCTCTTCCAGCAGTTTCTTTAACCTGCAGCCTTTGCCTGTTCGGTTATCACATACCAGGCAGTTCTGTACTGCGTAATTCACAAGCGTTGCGATCTGTCCTGTCTCCAGGTGCCAAACTCCATCAGGCGGCGGTGTTGCTGACTTCACGCGGATCTGTATGCTGCTGTTCACAACATCCGCATGGATCGCACGCAGCTGCTCGATCGGGACACTGTCAAACAGTTCGTCCGTCATTTTCTCCAGCGAAGTCTCTGCTCTTCTGATATCACGCCAGCCTGTTGTTGTCCTGGCATTCAGCATCGCCTGGAGCGTAGTGTGCGCGTTATGGATCAGCATCTGGATCGCATAAAGCAGAATCATTGCTTCCCGCTCGTTCCGTCTCATTCTCACACGTTCAGCCATGTCTCTTCCTCCAGCTGTTCTACACTGACATGGATGCAGGCGTTCTCTTTGCTCCACCATGTCTTCGTCGTGTGTTCGTCCACCACCTGCGAGTCGTCCACCCAGATCTCCGCTCTGGTCAGCGCGTCCTTGAGTGCCTTCACCATGTTGTCC